AGTAGTTAGAGGTTCAGTTGTCCGTAAGGATAGTTGGATGGACATTGTTTCAAGACTAGAAAAACACCAAGTTTGTGTTATTAATAGTAGAACGTGTATAAATGTATGTGCTGATAAGTATAGAACTTCATTAAGACTATCTGATTATGGTATCAAACAACCCAAATCAGTATTGGTTACCGATTATGAAAAATCTTTTGAAGCATACGAACAATTAGAAGAAAAATTTCCTATTATATTAAAGACATTAAGAGGTAGTAAAGGCGTTGGTGTAATCTTTATTGAGTCAGAAGTATCATTAGACTCTATTGTACAATTAATTAACAAACAAGATGAAGACGCTGATATATTATTACAACAATACATTAAATCAGATTATGATGTTAGAGTATTAGTATTAGGTGGTAAAATATTAGCAGCTATGAGACGTGATGTAATTGAAGGAGATTTTAGAAGTAATGTTTCCCAAGGTGCCAAAGTTAGAAATTGGAAATTAACAGAACAAGAAATAGAAGAAAGTTTAAAAGCTGCTAAGGCAGTTAATGGTGTATGGACGGCAGTTGATTTTATACCTGCTAAGAATAGAGAAAAAGATCCACCATTTATTATTGAGGTTAACTCTTCTCCAGGTACAGAAGGTATTGAAGAGGCAAGTGGCCAAAATATAAGTAGAGAAATTTTAAAACACTTTTCAGATAGAGACAATTGGATTAAAGTACCTGCTGAATGTGGTTATAAAGAAGTGGTAAATATCCACCCATTTGGTGAAATTGTGGCAAAATTTGATACGGGTAATTCCGGTATGCCAGTTATTCACGCTGATAAAATGAAAGTAAATGGTAAAAAGGTTACTTGGAGTTTATTAGATAAAACAATTACAAGTGATATTATCAAAACAGAATCAATAAGTGTAGGTGGTTTAAGAGATTATAAAGAAAAAAGATACGTAGTTAAACTTGATGTAGGGTTTGCTGGCGGTCTTTATACAGATACAGAATTTACGTTAGATGATAGAGACGAAAAGTCCAAGATATTATTTGACCGAGAAATTATGAATAGGTTTAACGTTATGGTTAACCCTAATAGAAAGTACATAATAACAACCAAATATAGTTTGGTAGACAAGAAAGGAGAAAATAAAAAATAAGATGAGTATAAGTGGAAAAGTAAAATGGTTTAATCCAACCAAAGGATTTGGATTTATAGCAAGAGAAGACAATGAAAAAGATGTTTTCGTACACTCTTCAGCACTACAAGCAGCAAACTTGGAGTTAAATGAAGGTGACGCAGTATCTTTTGATATTACTGAAACGCCTAAAGGCAATTCAGCAATTAACTTACAAAAAAACTAAAAAAGTAGGAGATAATGATTAGAGTATTTAGATTAACGACAGGTGAAGATTTGATTGGTGACAAACAAGAAAGTGGTCAAGATACCACAACCATTAAAAAACCATTCGTGTTATTGCCTATGCAACCTGCACCAGGCAAACCAGTTTCAGTTGGATTTACACCGTATAGTCCATATGCAAATAGTGATACAATAACTATTAAAACTGCTAATATAATTTCAGAGGTAGAACCTAAAACTGAATTAGCAAATGCATATAAAAAGAATACAGGAACTGGAATTATGGAACCAACAATAAAAGAAAAACAATTTATTACCGAAAATCCATTACCAGATTTGAAGTGATAGACGTTTATTTTGTTAGAAACGGATCAAAAATCCGTGTTCTAGCTAGAGAAGGCTTGACTGCAATGGAAGCGGCCAAGTTTGAATCACACGTAGAGATACCAGAGATACCTGCCGATTGTGGTGGGAATTGTATGTGTTGTACGTGCCACGTTTATGTGGATGAAAAGTGGGTAGATAAACTACCAAAGATTGAAGATAATATATTGTTAGAACAAGAACAATTGGAGTATGAAAAAGGATATAAACCAGGTGGTGTTAGTAGGCTAGCGTGTCAAATAAAACTTACTAAAGAACTTGATGGTTTAATCTTACATTTACGTGATGAAAATATATAATGATAATAAAACCTTTACACAAAATCACAGCGGCTGAGTTTGTCGCTGACCGACACTACTCGGCTGTTATGCCGAGATTAACTAAACATTATCTAGGATGCTTTGTTAAAGATAAACTAGTGGGTGTTATCACCTTTGGTTGGGGTACAAGACCAAAACACACAATACAAAAATTATTTCCTGATTTAGACACAAAAAATTATCTTGAAATAGGTAAGATGTGTATGGATGATTCTATGCCACGTAATAGTGAAACTCAATTGTTATCTAAAGCCATAAGTTGGTTAAAAAACAATACAGATATTAAATATGTTTATACGTGGGCAGATGGTATAGTTGGTAAACCAGGTTATGTATATCAAGCTGCTAACTTTTTATATGGTGGATTTTCTATAACAGATACGTATGTTACCAAAGCAGGAGAAAAGGTACACCCTAGAACTATACAAAGCCAATTACCAAATGAAGAGGGTTTAAAATACGGTCATAGACCAAACCCAAAACAACTTATAGAACTTGGACTGAGCCGAGTGAAGGGCAAACAATTCAGATATATTTTTCCAATGACACCGAAAGACCGAAAATATTTAAAAAAGTCAACGGTTACTTGGAATTTAAAACACCCAAAAGATACCGATTTGATTTGGTATATTAAAAAGCCTGGAGACGGCCATTATCGTGAGACAAAGACTATGCCATTTGCCTTATCAAAGGAAATGGTGTATAATAAGAAGAACATAGGAAAATATAGAGCAGAAGGAAATTTAAGTGAATTTTTATAAATCAGTATTAGAATATAAAGGAAAATTATTAGTCCGTGCAATTGAGGGTGGTAAGGAATATAAAGAGAAGATCAATTTTGAACCTACTTTATACTCCTTGTCAAACCAACCTACTGATTGGAAGACATTACAAGGTCAGAGTTTAAAACCTATGACCTTTACAACTATTGACGCAGCTAGAAAATTTAGAAGTATTGCTGGTACATCTAACTCTTCTGTATATGGTTTAGAAAGATACCATTATCAATATATTAATGAGAATTATCCAGGTGCAATTCAATGGTCTAAAGATAAGATTAAAATTTTTACATTAGATATAGAGTGTACGTGTGAAAATGGATTTCCAGATGTAGAAAATCCAACAGAGGAATTATTATGTATTACGGTTAAGAATCAATCCAATAAACAGATATTAACTTGGGGTGTTGGTGAGTATAAAGAAAATGGTACAGCATATATTAAATGTAATAATGAAAAACATTTAATCGCAGAGTTTATGAAATTTTGGTTAAAGAATTATCCAGATGTTATTACAGGTTGGAACACCAAGTTTTTTGATTTACCATATTTAATGAATAGAATACAATTGATTGCTGGTCCAAAAGTTATTAATCGTATGTCTCCTTGGGGATTAATTAATAAGGAAATTATTACCGTTAAAGGAAGACCACAAACTTATTATGAATTGCTTGGCATATCAATGTTAGATTACCTTGATTTGTATAGATGGTTTATTCCAACAAGACAAGAAAGTTATAAGTTGGATTATATTGGACATATAGAATTAGGTCAGAAGAAATTTAAAAATCCATATCCAACATTTAGGGATTGGTACACAAAAGATTACCAAAGCTTTGTAGCTTATAATATTCAAGATGTAGAAATTGTGGATAAATTAGAGGACAAATTAGGTCTTATTGATTTATCTTTAACCGTTGCATATGAATCTAAAATTAATTACAATGATATATTTTCACAGGTCAGAGTATGGGATACCTTAATAGCAAATCATTTGTATAAGAAAAAAATTGCTGTACCACCAAGAGAAGACCATATTAAAGATACAAAATATGAAGGTGCATATGTAAAAGATCCAATTAATGGTATGCATAAGTGGGTGTGTTCGTTTGATATTAACTCTCTATATCCACATATATTGGTACAATATAATATTTCTCCAGAAAAAATTGTAGGTGTAGAACCATCTGGTATATCTGTAAATAAAATGTTAAGTAAGAAAGCAAATTTAGATTTTGTAAAAGATAAAGATGTAACCATATGTCCAAATGGTGCAATGTTTAAAAGAGATAGTCAAGGATTTCTACCTGAAATGATGGAGAAGATGTATAAAGAACGTGTAGTATTTAAGAAAAGAATGCTTAAGGCAAAGAAAGAATATCAAAAAGAACCAACAGAAGAATTAAGGAAAGAAGTTTCAAGGTGCCACAATATACAATGGGCAAGGAAGATTGCCTTGAACTCGGCTTATGGTGCAGTAGGCAACCAGTATTTTAGATTTTATGACGTGAGACAAGCAAGTGGTATTACCACAGCAGGACAATTTATCATTAGATATATTGAGGACAAAATGAATAATTATTTAAATAATATATTACAGACAGAGGATAAGGATTATATTATTGCCTCTGATACAGATTCAATTTATGTAACCTTGGATGATTTGGTTAAGAAGATATGTCCAGATAAAGACAAGGATAAAATTGTAGATATTATTGATAAGATTGTTGAAGATAAATTTGAACCTTATATTGCAGAAGCATTTAAAGAGTTAGCAAGTTATACTAACGCATTTAAGAATGCAATGGTAATGAAACGTGAAGTTATTGCTGATACTGGTATATGGGTTGCCAAAAAAAGATATATGTTAAATGTTTTAGATGAGGAAGGTGTAAGACTATCTAAACCTAAAATGAAAATTATGGGAGTTGAGGCAGTTAAGTCTTCAACACCAGAGGTATGTCGTGGTAGAATTAAAGAAGCGATTAATATTATAATGAATAAAGATGAAGACACTTTACATAAATTTATTGGAGATTTCAAGGAAGAGTTTATGAAATTAACTGCTGAAGATATATCGTTTCCAAGGTCGTGTAATAACTTGAAGAAGTACTACGACCATAATAACATCTTCATTAAAGGGACGCCAATCCACGTCAAAGGGGCGCTTATATATAACTATAATATAAAGAAGTTTAATATTGAACACAAATATCCATTCATTAGGGAAGGTGATAAGATTAAATTTATTAAACTGGCCACACCAAATCCATTTAAGTTTGATGTGATAAGTTATATAACAACCTTACCAAATGAATTTGAAATACATAGTTATGTAGATTATGAAGTACAATTTGAAAAAACTTTCCTAGATCCAATGAGATTTATATTAGGTTCTATTGGTTGGGAACACGAAAAGAAAGCAAGTTTGGAGGCATTTTTTGGTTAATACATTTACAACAATGACAGATACATTTATAAAACAATATGGTGTAGAGCCTAGTGTTTGTGATGGCCTTATAGAATATTTTAAAACACAAAACGAATACAAAGGTGTAGGAAATTTTAAATCTTCCGAATCTAAATTTCTTCCTGGTATAACTTATGACTCTTATAAAAAAGGTATAAAAGATTCAACTGATTGTTGGTGTTATTGGAATAGTACAGATGAAAGAATTAAAAATTATATACAACACATTGAATGGTGTCTTAAACAATATATACAACATTTTAATTTACCAGATAATATGGAGATAACAGACCAATTTAATATACAATATTATCCGCCAGGTGGTGGCTACAAACAATATCATTGTGAAAGAGGTAGTGGACAATATAAAGTTGTTAGACGATCATTAGTCTTTATGACATATTTAAATGATGTGAGAAATGGTGGTGAAACAGAATTTTTATACCAAGAAGATAAGTATAAAGCAAAAAAAGGTAGAACGTTGTTATGGCCTCCTGATTTTACTCATACACATAAAGGAATACCAGCGCAAGAGGAAGAAAAATATATAGCAACAGGTTGGTTTCAATTTATATGATGAATTTTATATTGTTCTTTGCTGTGATGTTAGGTGGTTTTTTTGCTATGAGTAATATAACATTCATACATTTTTGTGTATTGTTATTGATAATTAAATTTATATGGATGAGTTATGTTTCCTAAAAAAAAGTACAAAGTAATTTATGCAGATCCGCCTTGGCATTTCCAAAACTGGAACAATGCTAAAGCACAAACTAATCCAGAAAAACATTATAATACAATGACTATGGAAGATATAATAAAATTACCTATAGGAGATATTGCAGATGATGATTGTGCTTTGTTTATGTGGTGTACAGACCCATTATTACATAAACAATTACCTATTGTTAAGGAGTGGGGGTTTGAATACAAGACCGTAGCATTCCATTGGGCAAAAACCAATAAGGATAAAATTAAAAATTATTATTTTAAAGGACCTGGTTATTGGACTAGAGCCAATTGTGAGATATGTATTCTAGCAACTAAAGGTAAACCAAAAAGAATATCAGGTAATGTGGATAGATTAGTTGTGAGTGAAAGAAGAGAACATAGTAGAAAACCAGATAGAATTAGAGCAGACATAGTTAAGTTAATGGGTGATGTACCAAGAATAGAATTATTTGCCAGACAAAAGTTTGATGGCTGGGACGTATGGGGGAATGAAGTATGATGGAATTAATAGGAGTAGGATTATTATTTACCTTTTATATGTTAATAGTATTTGCAATACCTTTATGGTTATTAATGAAATGGAATGATGAAGACCCTAGACAATAAACAAGCACTCTATTGTGCTGGAATTTTTAATGATTATTTTGGTCAGTTTAATCGTATTGACCAATATATGAGAGACCAAAAATTGGCACAGATAGAATCAATACCAACACCTTTACCAGGTATGGGATTAGATCAAGATATATTTTTAGATTTTAATAAATCACCAGCAGATATGAAATTTGCAATAGAAGAATTAGATAATGATACTTGGAATACTTTATTAAATATGACTTCAAGTCATAGTAATATGGCTAGTGTACCAGGCAAACAATTAAAATTAGCAATAAAAGAAACTACATCTAACAAATGGGTAGGATTTATACGTTTTGGTTCTCCGGTTATTAATTGCAAACCTAGAAATAATATGCTTGGAAATGTACCTGACTTACCAACATTTAATAAGACCGCTATTATGGGTTTTGTTATTGTGCCTACACAGCCTTTCGGTTTTAATTACCTAGGTGGTAAATTGTTGGCGGCTATAAGTTGTTCTCATTGGGTAAGAGAAAAATTAAATGAGAAGTATGGTATGAATTTAGTTTTATTTGAAACTACAAGTTTATATGGTAATAGTAAATCATCAAGTCAATATGATGGTATGAAACCATTTTTAAGATATAAAGGATTAACTGATAGTGATTTTATTCCATTAATACACGGCAAACCTTACCGTGATTTGGTTAATTATGTGGAAAATATTGTAGGTGCAATTGTAAAAGAGGACGCCTCATCAAGAAAATTAAAAATGACCAATGCAATTATTGGATTAGTTAAGAGGTCTTTAGAAGGTGATGAACTTAAAACGTTTAGTGATACAATTGTTAATGCAAAAAAATTAACTGAAAGGAAGAGATACTATGTTGGAAATTTTGGTATTGATAATTATATTGATATTGTAAATGGAAAGGCAACCGACATTGTAAAAGGAGAGAACTATGATAAGTTTAATTTAGATAATGTCATAGAATGGTGGCGTAAGAAAGCACTAAATAGATATACCAATCTACAAAAAGATGGTAGATTAAGAACTGAATTGGAAGTGTGGACTGAAAATAAGGATATACAAATAATAAGATGATTAATTGGTTTAAGAAAAAAGAACGCCCTAAAATTACCTTTTGGCCTAAAGTACCAGGTTTAGAAGAGATAACTCCAGTAAAACCTCACATCAAATCAATACCTAGTTGGTATAGAAGAATACCAATGTGGACTTATGGTGAATCATCTTTAAATAAAGATAATGACCCTAAAATAAACAAACAATTTCAGGAAGAATATGATGACCCTATGATTCCTAGTTGGAAAAAACAAACAAATATTAAAGCGGCTACCGTAAGAAAATGTCCAGCAATACAAGATTATTGGAAAACAGGTTATGTTGTTCCAATGTGGTCAGATGTTCATCTTGAAATACAAGAGAATAAAGACCAAGTTATGGACGATTATAAATGGGAGACACCAAGTGATGAATTTAAAATAGACTTACATCATAACGACCAATTTATAAAACATCTAACAAAAAAAGAAAAAGAAAATTCAGGAATAAAATTTATATGGAAGTTTGTATGTCCTTGGTTTTGTAAAACTCCACCAGGTTATTCAGTATTACAATTACCTATGACATATGAGGTTGAAAATGAATTTAAAGTTTTACCAGGTATTATAGATACTGATATACACCACGAAATTAATCAACAAGTGGCTGTATATAGATATGGCCAAATAACAATAAAAAGAGGCACACCTTTGTGTATGTATATTCCATTTAAAAGAGAAGAATTTGATTTTGAATGCATTGCAGAAACACCAGAATTAAAAAGGTCATATCGTTTAGACCAGTTAAATATTTTTACAAAGTTTCCTGGTATGGATAAAGTAGGTGCGTACCAAGAAAAACAAAAAAAGTGTCCGCATAAGGAGAATTAATGTATCAACCATTACCAGAAGAACTATATATTAGAAGAAGTGCCATTGATGGTATGGGTTTATTTGCTAAAGAAGATATTGATGGTAATGTTAATTTAGGTTTAAGCCATATAGTTATTGGTGATGAACTTATAAGAACACCATTAGGTGGATTTGTTAATCATAGTGATGAACCTAATTGTATAAAAATTAAAGAAGGTGATAGATATAGTTTATTTACCTTGCGTGATATAAAAGCAGAAGAAGAAATAACATTGAAATATACTTTTTATGTATTATAATAATTTAATTAAGATAGGATATTATGAAGGCATTATACCAGATGTTTCTAATATAATATTAAAAGAACATATATTAAAAACTAAACAACCCTATCTTAAAGAAACACCAATGGATGGAACAAGATATGAAGATGAAACTTTTCCTACTCATCCAGAATTTGACAAAATTACCAAACATTTAAGAAACCAATGGATGTTTAGATTTAAAGAGGCATTGGTTTGCATTGATTATTGGGCACACATACACGATAAAAATATGAGTACATTGACACATCATCACGTTAATAAAAAAGACTATGAAGACATTTACCATATGTCTGGCGTTTATTATGTTCAAGTACCGAAAGATTCCGGACAATTAGTTTTAGAATATCCTATTAATCAATTTACACGTGGTCAATATTACCTTACACCAGAACCTTTTAAATTTTATCTATTTCCATCTTCAATGAGTCACCACGTGACCAGAAATCATAGTGATGTACAAAGAATTTCAATCTCAATGAACTTTGAGCTTAGAAAAAATCCAATAGGGGTATTAAATGAAAATTAAAAAAATAATAGTGGCAGGTGGTGGAACAGCAGGATTTATAACTGCTATTACATTACAAAAAAGATTTGATTTAGATATAACAATGATAGTACCTAAAGATATTGGTATTATAGGAGTAGGAGAAGGTTCTACTGAACATTTCCAAGATTTTTTAGAGTATTGTGGTTGGGATAAAACAGAAATGGTCCTTAAAACCAAATCAACCATTAAGGGTGGTATTATGTTCAAAGGTTGGAATCCAAAATGGGATTTCTATCACTCATTAAGTGGTAACATTGCTTTTGAGTTTGGTTTAATGCAACCATTTATGTATGAGTGTATGATAGAAGGATTAAGTCCTGAAACCCTATCACAGAGAACACAATGGCACAATAAGGTACAAAATGTTTTTGAACTTGCCCCACCACATAGACCAAATGCTTTTGATGGTGCAAAACAATTTCATTTTAATACGTTTGAATTAAATAAATTTTTTCAAGAGAAATTTGTAGAAGCTGGTGGTAAAATTATAGATGATAAAGTAATTGATGTTAGAACTGATATTAATGGTATCTCACAATTGGTTGGTGAAAAAGGAAAATATGAGGCAGATTTTTATATTGATAGTACAGGTTTTAGAAAAGTTTTAATTAGTAAATTAGGCGCCAAGTGGCAATCTTGGAAAAAATGGTTAGCAATGAAAGAAGCTATTGCTTTTCCTACACCAGATGAAGATGAATATCCTATGTGGACAGAGTCATTGGCTATGGACGCAGGTTGGAAATGGAAGATACCAACGTGGGGTAGATTTGGTAATGGTTATATTTACGATAGTGATTATATTAATAAAGACCAAGCAGTACAAGAAGTTGAAAAGAAATTAGGTCATAAGATAGATGTTGCTAAACATATTAAGTTTGACCCAGGTGCTTTAGATAAATGTTGGATTAAAAATTGTATTGCAGTTGGTTTAAGTGCTAACTTTATAGAACCTTTAGAGGCAACCTCTATTGCGTCTTCAATACAACAAGCATTTATATTAATACACCGTTTTCAAAATTATGACCAAACAACTATTGATGATTATAATAAAAAAGTTAATAATCTTTTAGAGAATATGAAAGACTTTGTTTCTATGAGATATATTAATAAGGGAACAGGTAGTAAATTTTGGAAAGAAATTGGACAAAAGACAGAGATTACTGATAACATAAAACATTTTCAAAAGATTTGGAAGACAAGACTAATAGATGGATTAGATATGGATAGTATCTATAATAGATATGTTTTATTTGGACCTGCTAATTTTAATCAAATGGGATATTGCCAAGACCTTATTAAAGGT